GGGTTGATCGCAAAACTTGGAGGGTTCAATGACTGAAATTGAAGCACGAACCGCGCCACTGTGGGAGGTTTGGAAAGAAATGGACAGCCTTATCCGTTTGTCAATTCCGCACCTTGAAAAGGTGGCAAGTCCCGACTATCGTGTTGACGAGGCAATGAGGCCGATCTACGCCAATCAGTTGGCAGAGTGCAACGAGGCTGTGGCAATGTTGCGCGGCGTACTGTTGGAGCTGTGTAAGGCTGTTGAAGATGCGGATGGCGATTGGACAAACATTATAATCCGCACCGATGGCAGCATTATGATTTCATTCGATGGCGTGATTGATGCCACGGTGCAGCCACCCAAATATTTCGCAAGTGTCGCCCGATCATCCGCCAACGTATCTCTAGATTGAAAGAAATCCAATTCGCCGCGAAGTGTTGCGTTTTCATCTTGCAGAAACCTTAGTTCATCCGCCAACGGGTCGGGGGGAAGGGTGGATAGCCACTCGTTGAAAGCATCCTCTTCATCTGTTTTTTCAAAATCATCCTTGAAGTTAAATTCCGATGCAGTGCGCCACGCCTCCCACAACAGCCCATCTGAGTGACGGGTTAGTGGTTCCGTTGCCATCATTGCAGATGCCCGCGAATATGCGTTGTAATCCACGCCGATGCTTATGGGTTCGCTCCGATAGGCTTTGAGCAACTTTTTGACAGTGTACAGGACGCTCGTATCAAAGTCGCTGCCGATCTCTGCAATCAATTGATCCATTGCCTCGCTTGCGTGTGCTTCGTGGTCAAAGGGACGGGTTTCGGGATTGGCGATTCCGAGGATTTGGGCGGCTGCTGCCCAAACCACGCTTTCGGAATGCGTTTCGTCGTTGAATTTCAGGCACACAACGTGGTTAGGTGATCCTATTTGGAAATACCAAGAAATCGGGGTTTCAAAATATTCGAGGGCCAACCCGCTTGCGTTTTCGCCAACGGGAATCCATTTATCTTTTGCTGTCTTTGCCTCCCCGCACTTTGCGAGGACTTGGCTTTTTAGTGTTTCACTCATTTCGTTCCTAGTTTAAACGTGTATTTATCCTTTACAATCAACCCGCTTGCGTCGGATTGCAAGATGCTGTGTTCTGATACGCCCGTGATACCAATTGCATCATCTACTGAATCGAAGGTTGCGACATGCACGGGAACAAGTTTGTACATGTAGACTTTTTGCTCAAGCGCGGTGGTAAATACCGCCAATTTTGGCTTTGGCCCGCGCTTGGTTGTCATTTTTCGATCAATTATCCGAATTGCAACAGCCGAATCGTCAACACGCGACCACATCACCCCGTCCTTGATTTGGTTCTTTCCTGCGTAGTTCGCCATTGAAGAATATGTCACGCCAATGCTTTCGGCAGCTTCCCAGCAGTCTTTGAATGTTTCGATCAACGAACCGTCAAGCCCCCATTTATAGACTGGTTTTGGCTTCTTTCCTTTGTTGTTTTCACTCATATCATTTTACTTTCTGCAAATATACACAAATATTTATTTGCATTGCAATTATTTTCGTGCTAGGTTTGTAAAAATTAATTGAATGAGTATGAAAAACGAGACAGAAATTCAGAAACGCGCTAGGGAATTGGGCAAAGAACCCTCATTCCCAACGTCAAGCCTTGAAACCGCTTTCGGATACACGGGCCTGACAAAGCGGGAACAATTCGCGGCGATGGCTATGCAGGGGATGCTTGCCCGTCAGGATTTTGGCTATGATGGCGCAGCGGATAAGTCCGTTAAATACGCCGACGCGCTCCTGATCGCATTGGCAGAAAGCGAGGTGACCAATGGATAGCACCAAATGGGCGGATGTTGCCCACTATTACAGCAAGTCGGAAATATTTATCCAAACGGAGGATGTAGGAATTCGCGAAATGCTTGGGGTTCGTGGAACGCGAGGCGTTATGTATGCCACACGCGCCCACGCTATGCATTCACGTTGGAGCCAACACAAGCCAATCCTCCGCCACCGCGACGACATGACCGAGGCGGAGGCCAAAGAGTTGTTTTCACAATCCCGACCAAGCCCCTTTGATGAAACGATCTTTTCTGTGTCCTATGGCAATGAACTTAACTACTATCGCTCAAATCATTTCTCGCTGCCTTTCAATCGCAGTGTGTGGAGAGCGATAGAATTCCTTTGGCTGATCTCCAAAGGCTTCGACATGTTCGGACTGATCGAATCTGGGCAAGCAATCAGGAAGGGGGTGGACAATGGATGATAAATGCACATACTTGCTTGCTTGGATCGGGCCTTGTGGAAAGGATTGCAACGGAAGATTTTGCGAAAATCACAGCGCGACACGGTGCGTTTGTTGTGGCGATCAAGCTACGGGCGAATGTTGCGAAACGAGTGGATTTGTTTGTGGCGCACCGCTTTGCGACAATTGCACACACGGGCCAATCGGTCACCGTAGGAAGGCGATTGTTCCCGAACCCGTGTACACGTCAACCGATACTCATCAAGTCGAGTTTGGTGGCAATGGCGGCATCTATGGCAGTTCGGCAATGGTTGTTCCAAAGGATGAACCCGACCACGAACCCGCATTCATGGTGATCTCCCCCGACGACTTAGCCGAACTCAATCGTAAAGCAACCGCCTACAACGAACTCAAAGCCGTGATTGATCGGCTTGATTGTGAAATTCAGGACTTAAAAAAGCTGTTTGTATGAAAAAGATCAAGATTGGAGATTGTTTTACTGATACGTCCGATGATTCATCGTGGGTGTTTGATGGTTCGGACAACCCGAACAGCATCGCGCTCAAAAGCGATAGCCTATCAAAGTACCTGCCTGCTGAAATGCTAGGACACAAACACACGCCACTACCCACCCTCCACCTACCAATCGGCAACAGCCCAAAGTACGGCGGTTGTTGGTTCGATTTGATCCTTTCGGGGGTCAAAAAGGAGGAGTATCGGGAATGCTCTGTTTTCAATCGCCAAAGGCTTTGTGTTTCGTCCGTGTGGATGATGGCAGAACATAGCGGGATAGACGTGCTTTCTGTGGATGAATGGAAGCCATTCAAGGTGTTGCACCTAACCAACGGCTACGGCGATAAGAACCAACAGCTGTGGGCGCATATCGAAAATATTTCAATCGGTCGCGGCAATCCTGAATGGGGCGCGCCGACTGACATGGACGTGTTCATCATCCGCCTTGGCGACGTTTTCCACACCAAAAACTTGAAGAAATGAAAAATATGAGAAAGATAATTGTCAAAGATGACCTATCAGCGAACCCGCCCAAATCGGGCAAGAAACTCAAGACGCGCCCCGACTTGTCAACGGCTACCGTGCTGGAGAATGGCGTGTTTGGTATTGATCGCAAAACAAAAACAAAATGAGCTACAATTGGACAAGCGCAGCAACCCCGCAAGGTCGGGAGAGGCTGAAAGAGTTGATGGATGGTGGCTTTGAAGTCGCTGTGAGGTATTGGATGCAACTATCTTACCCGCATCATAACGACCCCGCCCATTATCACAAGTTTGCAAAACTGAAAGGATCAACGGGCTATTCGTGTCTTCCGACTATCAATCACAGCCCAAAATGGGAAGATGTTGTCTTTGATGATCTTGAATTCCTCGACCCGTCACCGTCGCCAGAACCCGTGGCCGATGAAAACGGGTTGCTGCCTTGCGCTCACTGTGGAAATCGACTTGCAATCGTTAAGTCATTCAATGGGCTTACAGTTCGTTGCTATACGCCAAAATGCGTATTTAACCCGCAAGTGAACATGTTTTTTGAATCTGAAAACGAGGCTATCAAAGCTGCAAACACCCGCTCAGGAAAGGAGTCCAAACCAAGCGACGACAAAGAGGCAAGAATCAAGGAATTGGAACTTGTAATCGAGTACGCAGCCGATTGCCTTGATGCAGTTGACCCTGATGATTCAGATTTTGAGGGAAAGATAAATGCGATTTATAAGAATCTTGAAAACAAAACGAGGTACGAGATATGAGCATGCTATCCACCCGCATCAAAGCACCCGCCAACCGCTTGCACCTGAAACGTAACACCCGCCACGATTGGCGATGGTTGGAGACACCAAAGGACGCGAATCAGATTAGGAAATTCACGTATTTTACCGATAATTCGAAATGAAACCCTACCTCGGATTCATAAAACTAGGAGCCGCCGCCGTGCTTGGCTTCATTGCGTGGTACTTCGATGCTACGTTTGTGGCTTACGTCCCTGCTGTTTTGTTGGTGTTTTGGTCATTTGATGATTGAATTTCTGTCTACTCATTTCATCACAGCGGCTCCATTTGGGGCCGTTTGTGTTTTGCAAAAGTTGACCGGCCGGCGCGTTTGTTTGTTGTGTTTTTAACCGGCCGGCCGGCTTGTTACAATTTGTGCAAACATGCCGGCCGGTATAAAAAACTGCGTTTCCGGCTGTGTTTTGGCCGTTTTTGTAAAATGCCGGTTTATTCTTGTTGTGATTTGTTACAACATTTTCACAAAGATTTACAAGGCCGGCCGGTGTTTGTGATTTGTTAAACAACATCCGGCCGGTCTATTTTTTACGCTCCCTCACGCGCAACTCCACCGACAAATACCACAGACCCATAACCCACGCATCGGCGTAGTCGGGCGAATGTCCGAGCTTCTTGTTCAGCTTTTCCTTGGATTCAATGCTGATCTTTGCCCCGTTGCGCTCCTCAACTAGTCGGCTTTGTGCTTCCCGTGCAAGGCGGTTGTGTGGCGGGACTGCAAGCGAAAACAATTCATGCTCCAACATTTCACCCGCCCGATACCACGCCGCGCCGATACGGTGATCGAACCCGATAGGCCCGCTTGCAAGTGGCATTCCTGATATTTCGCCTATTTCAGCATCCTTGCCGATACCATTGAAAACTTGGTTGATGCCTGCTGCCTTGCCACCTTCAAACGGTACTAGCGTCGCGGTTGGGTACTTTTGCCGCCAAATCTCAGCAAAGCCGCTGCCCCATCCGCCTGATGCGTCGTAAATTATCGCGGTTTGATCTGGTGACGTGTGCAGGGCATCGAACATGTATTGCTCGACGTGCAGCACCTGCGCTTGTACGGTCGGCACGTTCTTGCCTTCGATTCCGACGGGCATACCTGCATAGCCGCCTTTCCAGAACGGCATACAAACAAAGTGGTCATCGCCACCGCTTGCAATGTCGATGCTGACGACTAGTGGGGGGGTGGTTGGTGGTGGGGTTGCGTTCCATCGCTTAACTGCATTCTCCCACGGTCTACGACGGATGATTTGGCCAGCCTCGTCTACAAGGCTTGCGGTCATTTCGCCATCAAGGAACGCCCGCCGTTCGACTTCCCGCATACCTTGGAGAGTTGCTAGGTAGCTTGTATTGTTGCGGAAAACCTCGTTATCCCGATAGTCGGCGCGAAAGAACGTGATTGACTTTAGCTGAATGGGGGTGGTCAATGCCGATCCGTCCACGGGGCTTACCTGCAAAGGTTCGGGGCTGTCGTAAAAATAAAAGCTGTTTCCCCAATAGGTATAGTAAAGTATCTCCCCGTGTTGGCGTGGGTACATTGGGTGCATCGGATCAACCCACGGGGCAAACAGGTCAATGATCCAAAGGCCCGTTGCATTAAGTGGCGGGTTGAATGTTAGGATCGTCTGGCATACAAACCCATCCTTGGCAAGTTCATCGGCATCGGTTGGCCTGTTGTGGGCCATCAACCGATTGACCCATTCCCACGGCAAATGCACTGCCTCGTCAATAATAATCTTATCTTTCGGGTTGCCTTGTTCGCTGCTTAGATCGCTTTCGTGGTCGAGGTATGCGAATCGCAACTGCTTGACCTTGACACCACGTCGGCGGTCTTCCTCCCCTGGCTTGAATTCTGGTGGATTTCCTACCAATCGCCTCGGAAACTTGCCGTTTGTAAAGTTCTGTAAGCCAACGTGCATTTTAAGCGTTCGACGGATGATAACGGCATAGTGTGACTTATAAAGGGCTGTCATTAAGCCATATACCGACTTGCCGCCCCCCGCCGCGCCTCCATATCCGATCAATTCAGCCTTGCAATTGTAGGCATCGTTTTGAGGTTTGTTGGTTTTTTGGGGCTTTAGAATTGGTTCTCGTCGCGCCTTTTCCTCCCGAAGCTTAATTAGCTCAAGTTTTTCAGCCCTTGATAAATGGTCGTAATTGCTCATTCATTGCTGCATTCGCCTTCCAATGCCTTCAATCGTGCTGCAAGTTGTTCGTCTGTAAGACTTTCGACACTGCTTACAACCTTCACCTGATCCTTGTACATGCTCAGGAATCGGGCTTGCATGTCGAGCAAAAACTGCTTGCTCACCAAGTTTACTTCCACGCCAAACTTGGTTTGCTTGAATCCTTGGATCATAACTTTGCGTACCTGTTCCGGCAACTCAGACAAATCGCATTTCAGGTGCATTGCCCCATTTGACCGAAGATCAAACCACTCTGTTAGGTCAAATTCAAGGCAATCGCTCACCATTTGAGCGAGTTTTTCGGCTGTAATCGTGGTCTTTTTGACCAAAGGAGCCTTGAGGGTTTCAATATACTCCTGAATGCTAAGTTTTGCTAAGAGTTGGGCCGCTTGCTCGTTGGCCGTGGATTCGCTATAACCCGCAGAAATAGCCGCCTGTGTGCCGTTGAATCCATTGGCGACATAGTAGCGACAGAAAGCCTCTTGCTTCGCTGTGAGTGGTTTATTTTCGTTCATACAGTTTCCTTTGTAGTCGCCTAACAATGATCGGAACCAATTGCGGAACGAACCACGCCGGCAAGACGCAGTATGCGCCAACCAAAACACCAATTGCTATGTCTATCATTTTATTCGCCTAATTTTTCCACATTTTGAACAATAGTGTATCTGAAACCTTATATCTTCAAAAGTTCCATTTTTCTCTATTTCCACCGTAACCCCATATCTCCATTCATGTTTGCAAAATAGACTCATTTCACCTCCTTCGTTTCATCGCCTTTCGTATAGTTCAACAAACTGTGGAATGCCGACTTGATCGAATCCAACTCAAACGGCGTAGGCATATCGGCCATTGCTTGTGCAAAGTGCATCAAGGCTTGTTGCATGTCGCCTGTTGCCATCTGTGGCCGTTGCTCATTGTCTCTCTTATTTTCGGTCATACTTCAATCCGCTTATTCCCTTTGTTGGTCAAATGCACAAACCCGCATTTGCACTCGTATGTTTCAAAACGCGCCTTTGGATTCAACATGTTCAAGGACATTAAACGATTCGCAGCCGCATAAACGGTCTCAAATGCCCTTTTCCTTGGTGTTGGACAATTTGGCCTCATTTTACCTCCCTCGTTTCAATTTCCTTTTTCAGTTCATCCTCAGTGATCTTGTGAACCAACAACGCCCTCAAATATGCGTCGCGCTCGTTGTTGCCCTTGTTGCGGGCATCGAATAGGCGTTTCAGTTGCTTGAATTGGTGCGGGTTCATCTCCAATACCTCCCTTCATGCAACGCGCAAGCAGAACGCGCCGCCCTAATTTCGTCACCATCTTTGGCGTATGAAAAGGTCAGGTCAATCCCCAATTCCACAAAAAACGGGAATTGTTCAGCGCATTCATGCGGCAACATTTCAAACATTTTTGCCATTTGCGAGCATTCAGAAGCGTAATCGGTTGGATATAGGCTTTGCACCGACCATTGACTTCCCCCGTGACGCTGACAAATCATTTCCGTGTAACGCTCCGACGCACTGAAAGCCAATTCGGATTTTTGCCCGATTGCCAAATTCAAAGCAAGGGACAGGTTTTCGAACTTGTCGCTGTTGATGAGTCGTTCTATCGTTGCGTCCATGCTCATTCCTTCCAATCCTCAATGTAAGTAATTTCAAACGAAATTGGGCCACCTCCCTCCGTTGGGCTACGGTCTTCGCTCATTTCCTCCCATTCCGCTTCTCTCCTGCGGATTTCTTCGTGATCGAACACCTGCCCCTGCAAAGCTACGCCGATGGCCCAAATGCAGCCGACGAAAACAGCGATAGCGGCCAATGTCAATAGTACGGGGGTCATAGCTTTACCTGTTTTGATAGCCCCCAATGCAATATTTTACGGCGAAAATAGGCTTTTACCTCTGGCTGTCGTGACTTTTGAGCCACTTTCTCAAATGGCCTACTCAAAAAGCTATCACTCATTTGTACATCTAAATTCCAAGCCCTGCCAATCCATTCAAGGTACTGATACACCATGATCCGATCAAGTGCATATTTTACAGCTTCGGGGCCAATTGAAAGCCCCAAACGCAAAGCCATTTCATGCTGATTGCCAAATGCGAGGGCGTGTAGTGCGCGTTTTTGGTTGTCTGTCATGGCGCAACCCTCCGTTGTTCGTGCATGATTCGCTCCATAGTCACCAACTCGCGTATCTCCTGCCGCTCCTTGCGTTCCTTCGCGTGTTGCCGCTCAGTCGCCCACGATCCGTAGAAGTAGCCGCCGCAAAAGCCGACGACCAAGCCCAAAATCAACATTGTTGCAATTACGTGTTCCATGCTCATTTCTTTGATTCTTTTTGCTTCAAGTATTTGCCGCAACTTGTGTAAAACAGTCGCCGAAATTTTGGCTTTGCGGGCTTGTACGGACTGTTCCAACCCGTCAACGGCCACACAAACAGAACGCCCCACGCTAGGGTTCTGTATTTGTCAACGCCAACCGCCTCGACTGATCGGGCAATTCGCAGTCCCAACCATTGCACAAAATAGTAGTTGATGAATTGTAGTGGTGTCATTTCTTGCTTCTCCTTTCCAACTCAGTTTCCTCCGCAAAAGTAACAGTGTAGCGATTGCCCGACTTTTGCAAGTCGGTCGCGGGTGACAGTTCGGGCAAGGCCTTGGCGACTTTCTTGCGCCAAAACTCCAAATGCTCAAAATCTTCTCCGCTCAGTGCAAACTGTATTTTTTCCATGCCCAAAGATAGATATTTATTTGCGAAGTGCAAAATTATTTAAGTGCGACGTGGAACATCGCCAACGGTTTCCTCTGACTCCCATTGGTACGTTGAAAACGCGACCATTGATGCATGGTCATTCAATGTAAACTCCTGTGGCCGTGGTCGCTCAAATCCATGGATTCGGCTATCCTTTGGCCTTTTGAAGTGTTCGTTTTCTGCCCTCATTGCCTGAAATTCAAGACGCTTGATTTCGAGTTGTTCGAAAGCATCGCGAAATTCCCTTAAAACATCTTGAACATGCCGCATGGTGCATTCGCAAGCCATCGCGACTTTCATTTGATTTGTTGGGTTGTGTGGATTGTCGAACATCATTAAATGCTTGACAATCTGTGCTGCTGTTGCCATACCTCACTCATTTTTGGGTTAAAAATCTCCTTTAAATTTTCCGTAGGCATCCATGATAGCGCAAAACGTGCAGTCCTGCGCGTCTGGAAAGTCGGTCAATTTGCCGCATTCGCCGCCAACCTCTGTCACCTGCTGAATCTTCCATCGGGTGCGGTCGCGTAGTTCGTTCACCTCGTTTGCCTTCATTGGGCATTCCATTTGGGCCTCAATCAGTCGGTCGAACCTTGGGAACACTAGGCGATATTCCGCCTGAAAGATTGCCAATGCCGACCAATCCACCTGCTTTTGATCCCATTTGTCAGCGTCGCGCATTTCCATCACCATTTGCCGCAACATGCCGACCGCCGCCGCCCTCTGATCCTCCGAACCTCCCAACCAAAACCGATCCCGCAACGATGGAGAAATCTGCTGCACGGCTTTTGTCTGCTTTGCGATCTTGGGCCATTCGCGGGCCAATGCCTCGGCGGGTTCACCCCAAAACGCATTACCGCCCGTGTTGGCTGGCAATTGCAGGGTGTTTTCATTTTCTTTCAGCTTTTTAAGGGTCAGTTTTTGAATTTGTTCCTCAAAGTCGGCAAAGTATAGCGTCGGGAACCGCATTTGGCCCGCCGCCAAATCCTTCGCTTTGTCAATCGCTGCCAATCGGATGCACTCGGCAAATTCAGCCGCCGTGATCGTGCCGTATTGCCGAATCAGGCGAACGATCAAACCGTGTTCCTCTTCGCTGTTGACTGGAACAAGCGTCGGCGACATTTGCAGGATGTCAAGCCGAACCGCTACCCAAACCGAAAGCAATGCCGTTGCAATCGTGTGGTGTGCGTCTCGCTGCTCGACAATCGGCTTAAACTTGTCATAGACCTGAATCGCGGGCGTGTTGCCTTGCAGCGTCGGCGTATTGTTTTGCTTCTGAATTTCCATTTTGAATTCCTCCTTTTGCAGTTTCTTGATTTTCCTCTTTGTAAAGTTTCATTTCGTTGTCATAGTCGCGGCTCCAATCGCGGTTTTGCAGCCATGAATGCGGGTCTTTGCGCTTTCGCTTTGTCGCGATGCAGAAAACCCGATCTTTTGCCGCCGCCGCTTTCAGGATTTCGTGGGCCTCGGTTGCTGTCTTGCCCTCGTTTTTAAGCAAGTTCCACGACTCAAGATAGGCGGGTTCTGTTTTGTATCGGTTGCCGATTGTTCCGAAAGTTTCCGCCCATGCTTCGATCTGTTTTGTGATTGGAGAAAAGTCGAACGCGCCAGAACCCGCATTTTCATTTGGATTTTCATTTACATTCTTATTTTCATTTACATTCTTATTAGGGGGTTCTTTGGGGGTTTCGAGGGGGTTACCTTGGGGGTTTTCTAAAACCCCCATTGGGGGTTCTTTGGGGGTTTTTGGCCTACCCCCTAAATGCCCAAAAGATGCCCCCAAATGGCCTGATTCACTACCTTTCTTGTATCTCTTTGTGTTGGCGATGATTTGCGGGCGTATCAAAGTGAATATGGTAGCCGCAATGCCTTTGAGTTCGATCTCATTGAAGTTGAGGCCCAACTCGAACACAGCCTCCCATACGTCAGCACGTGCGGCCTTTGGCAGTTGCTTGATCGCCTCGTAAAAGCTGCGATAGACAAGCATCGAATCGCGCCCGTCGTTGGGTTCTTGTGGTGTTTGCTTGCTCATCTTCTGTTGTTTTCAAAACGTTCTGAAAGTGCAATTCTTCTAGCTGACGAGTATGGATCATCATTGGAGAAATCCTCACCGCCTCCACAAATCCAAAGAGCGTGCATGCCATTTTCGCATGACAAAATCACGTGCTGATTCCATTGGTCGTTCAAAATTCTGGATGGCTTACCAAAGCATGTCCCAAAAATGATGACTGTTGGATGCATTTTTGAGAACTCTGAAACTTTAGCAAATGCGTCAGCATCAACGATGTTGTGTTTGAATTGCCATTGCTCAGAATATGACCAAACTCCTAAATCTGGCTTAATTTCTACAAAAACTTTCAGGTCTGGAAGATAGAAATCTGGCAAGTATAAGCCATATTCGCCAACCTTATAGGTCTCTGGCTCATACTCATATCTGACACCCAATGAATCAAAGTACACGGCCCACCTTGCCTCAAGCCGAGACCTGAATAAACGCCCATTGTACCTCGTTTGAATGGCTGGAATTTCTTGAATATCCATATTTCCTCCAAAAAATTAGCCCCGAAGGGTTTGGGTAGAGGCCAAACACCGACGGGGCGTAGTTCTTATTCTGTGAAGTCTTGCGGGCCTCTACCTCCGCTCAACTGTATGCACAAATCTACAAAATTCCTACAACAAATCAAACCTCGGATTTCACCTCTCGAATGCCTTTCGAGTTGACAGTGAATGTCAAAACGCCCGCCTTGCTTGGCATCGTCAGCTTGACACCGTTCCTGAATGGCTCCAACTTTGCCCCGAATTTGTCGGCCCGTTTGTAGGCTTGGAACATCAAAGCCATTATCTTTTTTGCCGACTCAGGTGCGCGCTTGACAACCTCGTCGCGTTGGTTACGCTCCCTGACGATCTGCATCGCTAGGATTTGCCCTTGTCGGCCCTCCTCTGTAAAGAAGTCTTCAAACTTCTCAACTGAAAAATGTTCGCAAGCGTCGGCAACAAACGGCTTTGTCCAAATACATTTCCTTGAACCTGCCTTGCCTCCGAGAAAGGCGTAGACCTGATCTGAAATGTGTTTGGACTTGCGGGCCAACATTTTAGACCTAAATGAGTCCACCAATTCAGGCGGAAATTTCGCCTTGACGATGGTCATTGGAGCATTTTTTTCGAGAATTGCCGCCAATGCCGCCTCTACGTTGTTATTCTTTGCGTCTTGCATGGCCACAAAGTTAGGCAAAGTTTTTTATTTGCAATGCTTGTTTGTGAAATTGTTTGGTGTAACTTTGTGGAATATTTATTTGTAGCAATAAAAATATGAGTACAGAAATTAGAAAACAGGCGGTTGGCACTGTCACAAAGCCCCAAAAAATGAATGATTTCGTGAACTTGTTTGGCAAGTACCGCGAACAGATTGCACAGATTGCGCCCAAAAAAGGACTGCAAGCCGACCGAATCATTGGGCTATGCGCTCAAGTGTTTGCGTCGGCAAAGCCTGCCTATCAAGGTGCAAAAACGATTCGGGATTGCAGCCCACAAAGCATCATCGCGGCGGTTATGCAGTGCGCTATGCTTGGATTGTCGCCAATCCCTCAGCGCGGCGAATGCTATTTTGTTCCCTATGGTGAAGACGTTCAAATGCAAATCGGCTACCAAGGATGGATTTTGCTTGCTCACAAATCGGGGGCAATCGTTTCGATCCAAACAAGCTGCGTTTACGAGGGCGACGACTTCACGCCGACGCTTGGAAGCGGGGCCACGATCAATCACAAGCCATCGGTGAACTACGGCTCAAGCGATCACAACAAAGTGTTGTGGGCCTATGCCATTGTCAAGATGCGCGGCGGCGGTGAGCAGTTTGCTTTGCTTCCAAAGGCAATGATTGAACGCCTACGGATGAAAAGCCCAATGCAGAAAAAAGGCATGGCGGGCGGATGGTCGTCTGATTACGACAAAATGGCAATGGCAAAGGCGATCAAGCAAGTTTTGAAACTTGTTCCACGTGAGGATGAATGGCGTTCCGCCGACTTTGTTGATGAGTCAATTGCAAGCATTGACCGCATCATGACCGATTCGCCCGAATTTGAGTACCCCGAAAATGAAGGCAGCGCGGAGGTTGTCAGCGAACCATCGCAAGACGAAATCAACCAAGCCGCCTTGGATGCACAGTTGAAGCGTGAGGGACTTTTTGACCAGAACGCCCAATGATCCTAGACCACGAAGCAAGGAGGTCCCGTATCGGGGCTTCCGAGGTGGCTGCAATCCTTGGCCACAACGAAAACATGAGTCCTTTGGATGTTTGGCTAGTCAAGACGGGGCGCAGGCCGCATTTTGAAGGCAATGAGCATACGCGCAGGGGAAATCGTCAGGAGGCGCAGATTCTTCAATGGCTAAGTGAGGATTTGGGGCCATCGTGGTCGGTTTACAGCAACGTGACTACCTTCAAATATGAAGATTCAGAAATTGCATATTCAACGCCTGACGGCAAAATTGCAAGTTCCGAAACTGAAAGTTTTGAGTCAATCGCAGAAGCCAAATCCACCCTAAAAACGATCCGCTCCGAGGAAGAAATTCCGCTCACGTGGATCATTCAATGCCAATGGCAGATGCTTTGCACGGGCCTCAAAAAGTGCCATTTGGCAATCTTTGGGCCAATGGTCAGCAACTACCAACGGTTTGAAATCAACTACAACGAGCCGCTTGCATTGGAACTTTTGCGCCAATCTGAGGAATGGTGGCAAGTTCACATTGTGGGCGACAAGATGCCGGAACCAATCAACGAAAGCGACTGCAAGTTCCTTTGGCCGACCGACGACGGAAGCACCATTGAGGCAAGTCAGCCGCTTTACGAAGCCATTGCCAAATACCGCGACTGGAAAGAATTTGAACGCCAAAACACCAAACGACTTGAGGCACTACGCCAAAGGATCGTGTTGGCAATTGGCGGGGCAAAGTCAGTCAGGTATGCGGGCCAATTCATTGCAAGTTATTCAACCGATAAGCGCGGCCAACGGTCGCTGAGAACATGAGATATTTGGTTTTTGACACAGAAACGGCGGGCTTTAATGGCCCCGTCCTGCAACTAGGCTACGTGATTGAGCGCGACGGATCAACAGAAACGAAATCCGTCTATTTCTGCCATGCGCGGCCCTATGAAATCCACCCAAAGGCTTACGAGGTTCACGGCATCAAAAAGGAATTTTTGAAGGCGTTCGGCGTTCCTAGCCCACAGATACCAATACACCTACTTGAGTTCAGGGAGGAACTGGTTAAGCCAAACACGGTGATCGTTGCCCACAACAAATCATTCGACATTCGGATGATGCAAGCCGAATTCTATGAATATGGCATCAAGTGGCCCGACGTTGAAATAACATGCACAATGGCAGCAGCAAAGGCGGCGTTTGATTGCGGGTCGCTTGATTGGTTGCACAGCCACTTATTTAAGGAACCCGTGAGAGGTGCGCACGACGCGCTGAAAGATGCACAAATCACCGCAAAAATATACTTCGAACTCCGAAAACGGGGATTGATCTGAACCACAAACGGCCCAACTGCGGGCCTTTTTTCTTGCCGCTACTTTCAAATCATTCTGAAAGGTCTATATTTGCGAAATCGGTGGTCTGCAAAACCGTTGAGCCGATGCCACGGACTAGGGTTGAAAACAGCGTTATCTATGAATGTTCAAATATGGTCATTGCCCAACTACCAACCGACACGACGGGAATATCAGCACTTTGGAGGCTTATCGAAGGACTCAACCATGCAGCCGAAGGCGTTTCACCGTCGGCAACAGGTGGAGAGGGTTTCGAGTTCGGGCTTAAAGCTCTTGTCGTTCTCCTTGCTCTTTTGGTGTTGGCTATCTTTTGCCTTGGTGGAGCCATCATCTACATTTTCAAGCAATGGCAACGAGGTCAGGAGGCTGGAATCAAAGCCCTTTCAAGTAATAAAGACAAGACAAAGCAGGAAATCACCGAACTTCTCAAATCAGAGCTTGGAAATTCCCGCGCTGCTAACGCCGCAGATTCTGCTAAACTCCAACGCGGAATCAGCGACCTCACAAACACTGTCAATTTTATCATCTTGGATCTTGTTGTCTTAGCAGGTAAGGCAAAAGTTCCGCTTCGATCAAGTCCCACGCATATTACCAAAGAACCGCCTAAGGAGGGCGAATAAAAATGGCTGCACCAATTGTAAAAATTAACGATGTTCGTGTAGTTCGTGCATCAATCGTCAAATGGTGGCTTTCGGGCGACACCGTTACCGTGATTGATTGCCTTGGAAAGCAACACGTCAAGACCTACGACACGGCATCATCCGCAACGGCTGCGCTTGCTGTGTTGGACAACCTGACAGTGATTGACGACATTGACGGGCTGTAAGATGGCAAAGCAAAGCGAAACAGCGGGCGTTTTCCTGCAAACGTCGTCGGGGTTGGTTCCGTTTACGGGATTGACCACACAGAACCTTGGAGCCGATGGCGGTACGTTTTACGCATCGATCATCCACGGCGGCAAATCCGTCTCGCGGGTATCGGGCGACACCGAAGACAAGGCAATGAAGGCAGCGCGTCAAGTAATTGCCGACATTGCCGAACGAATTCAAGGCAGCGACAAGGCTACGCGCCTCGTCATCTCGCTTTGAGTCAGCGACCACCGAGCGCGCATCCTTTGCAGGGGTGCGCGTTTTTGTTTGTTGCAAATAAATAATTGTTGTATATTTGTGGCATGGAACACAAAAACACTTACACCAAGTTTTGCCCAAACGTCTATGTTGCAAAATGCACTGAGATGCACGAAAAGGGCGAATTCATTGACGTTGAAACCAAGCACAGCAAGGTCAACGAATGCGAAGTACATAACCTTGTTGGAAGGCAAGGCGAATTCTATTTCTATTCGATCACCCGCGCCGACGGATTCAACACGCAGGAACGCGCAAGGCGCAAGGCCGAACGCTTTGAAAATGCCGCCGCCAACTCGACAAAGAAAAGCAATGCCGCTTATGAAGCATCGAAAGAGGGCCGCGACTTTCTTGTTTTGGCCGAACCGATCAAGATCGGGCACCATTCCGAGAAACGGCACCGTGCATTGATTGAGCGGAACCACAACAGAATGGGCAAATCCGTAGAGCTTGCAGAAAAAGCAACGGATCAAGCCGAGCGCGCCGCATACTATGCAAGCCTGACCGACAAGATTGATTTATCTATGCCCGAATCAATCGAGTATTTTGAATTCAAAGTTGAAGAGGCAAAGGCGCAGCACGAAGGCCTGAAAAACGGCACTATCCCACGTCAACACAGCTTTGATTTACAGTATGCAAACAAGGCAGTGAAGGAAGCGGAAAAGAATCTCGCACTTGCAAAACGCCTTTGGGCTTAATTTTCAATAGGAGGCCCGCGATTCGGGTCTCTTTTTTGTGGAAAATCCCTATCTTTTGCATCAAGTAAGAAAATCCAATATGAAAAAGATCGTTTTTATCCTGCTTTTCTCCATTGTCGCTGCTTACGTGGCGTTTGGGCAGTGCGGTTATCCAGAAATTGGCGTAGGCGGTCAATACGCGATGGCATCCGCCACCATTCAGCCAACCGCGACCCGTTGCACTCCATGCCCAACCGACGGGACGGTTAGTTGGGAACTAGACAGCGCATTTAATGGACACGTTTGGTTTAGTTCATCCGAGCAATACCCTGTTTCGATTCAAGTTACAAAGGGTTGTGACTTTGTTTTGCTTGACACATGCATGGTTCTGCCTCAGTGGTCGGCATCTGGAAGCAATGCGCTTTTAGAATTTGCAGTTTATGCGGATGCACAGATTCACGTGAGCGGTCGAGCTGGGCAAGTGGTTTTCATTGACCTAAAGGGAATGCCATCACCTACCGAACAACTCGACAACGTGCTTTTAGACTTGACGACCTGCAATCTGCCAACGGGCATCACCGAACCGGCAAGTCCTACACTGACGTACCAATCCCTAGACATGGCCAGGGGAACAAGGGGAGAATCTCTTGCTTTGCCCCCAAAAGGTTTGTCGATCAGGTCAGATGGGCGGCTTGTTTGGATTGAACGATAACCCCCATTTCTAGTTGCATGCCATAATACTCTTCTTTAGTTATTTTCTTCCAAAAAAATCCACCAGCATGCCCATCGCCTCTATTTATTGCCCTTCTAAGTTGTGATCGCCATAAATTAGCGGATTTTTCGGCCATATTGATACTTTCATGTATCGCTATCAATGATCCGTTTTGGTATTGGGCTACTTGGCAACTAAACCACCTATCCAAACCACGGCCAGCCTTTGAAAGCCCAGTTTGCCATGCATGCCTGATATTTTCCTTGCAGGTCACCCATTCGAGATTTTCGGCACTGTTGTCTGTTCTTATTCCATTCTTGTGGTTTATTTGATGCTTTGGGCTTGGTCTTGGCCCCAAAAAGGCAAGCGCAACAGCTTTGTGTATAAAACAACTTTTCCCGCTAAAATTTACCCTTTGATACCGATTGCTTAGCAAGCTGACCTGCAACAATCTCTTTTTTGTCATCAATTTTGTGCCCCATCTTGACTGTATTTCAACACCGACGCTTTTAACCCTTCCTAAATTGGACACCCAATACTGAATGTGCATATCTGGAATTTGCCTCCAAACTTCACCATCAAAATCATCCAACGAATAATAATTCGGGTGATCGTAAATGTTTTCTATCTTTGTCATATTCTTTAGTTTTCGCACAACAAAGATAGTAATGGCGACCTGCAGAAGCAAGTCGCCATTTGCATTTTCTGCGTAAATTGGTACTTTTGTAGGTAAATATAGGGCACCTATCATGGGATTCACAGACTTCACAAGCGGCGAAGCTACCGCACTACAAGCGGTCGCGGCACTTCAGGCAGGCGGGCAACTTGTCACCAATACCACTGTGAATGCGGCGGTAGTTGCTGCAAATGCCTCGTTTGCAGCACCGTTTGTTATCACGACATTGGTGTTGGATTCTAGTGGCAACGCCAATATCGTAAGGTCGGCCAAATTCAATCACTTCATTCTCGACACCTACGCAAGTGCGGCCACTGACACCCTATCGGCAATCGTGGAGACAAACACGTGGAGCGATGGCGACGTGGTTTATTTCCACGTGATGACTGGCAAGACAATAGAAGTGGAATTGTCGGCGGTGACTGTTGCGCTACGGGTTGCGGGTGACTTTGTGAAGTTGGTGCGCGTCTACGGCCAATGGATTCTGGAAAGCGTTTCACCCAACTTTGCAAGCGAAGGACGTGGCGCGGTTGAATCCATTCAACTAACGGCGGCGGCCTCATTTTTTACAAGCACCACAAGCATTGCAAGCGTAACGGCACTTACGGTAGGAACGGGCGCGGCGGCGGTTTACACAATAACGGCAATTGCAGGAACGGGCGATCTTATTTATCTTGACGTTGACGGGGTGCAAATCGCGGCGGGCGACGTTGACACCTCCATTGACTTGATGGGGGCTGACCTTGCGACAAAGATTAACGCAGGGACAGATTTCACCGCTTCCTACAATTCCGGCACGAACGAGCTGACGATCACAGACGCATTGAATCGCGGCACGCTGGGCAACTCGTTTTTGTTAGGATCACTTGAGCTTAATGGCGCGGCGGGCAGCGTGACCACCCAATTTACGGGCGGCGCAAATGGTGCTGAATCCCCGTCGGTCGTGGACACGATTAATGGACTTTTGGCGGGACAAACAAAGTACATCCATAACGCTATGACAGTCGAAACCCTGACACTCACAACGGGCGGAAACTTGCGCGGTACTGTATTGCCATTGGTGATAGCCCCGAATGACTTTGCAATCGTGTCTTGTATCGTTGACTCAATCGGGAGGGTCAAATAATGCCGATCATAGGTTATAGACCCGCACCGCCTTTTGTCCTGCCAAATCTAGGCAACGGGTCAGCTATGACCACGGCGGCAATGAACGGATTCGAAGACCTTAAAACGCATTTAGCCGAACGTGGATCGTATGCACACAGCGAGACAGCTTGCAACGTGAACGGTAAAGTACGGCCCATTGTCGGGGTTGTCGGTGGGCTTGGTGGCGGGACTTACGCCTTTGAGCATGGCAAGATTTCGACATCGTGGCCCGTGCATGTTTCGGCGGGATATGACACGATCACTTATTTCTTGTCGTGTCGGCTTCAACAAACTGTGACCACTCCCGCCGATGGGTGCATGATTCGCATCGACCTTGTGTTAAACGGTGTGGCGAAACGTGTTGCAACTCCCCGATGGAGCGACGACGACATTTATAACAACTTTGGCCCGCACTACGGCTACCGTGTTGGGAATTTCAAGATCGGGAACCTTTTCAACTTACCAATCGAACAGCCCGCCACTATGTACTTAGTTGCGACGTTTCAAACCTGCGAAAATGAGGCAACTTTTGGAACGCCATCGCCGACGGGATCATTTACAAACGATCAATTTTGGAACGGTTTGGAGTATTTTGGGTTTGCTGCTTATCGGGATTGTTTACCGTGTTAATATTTATTTGCATTGTTGGGAATTAGGTGTATATTTGCATACACTTTAACCCAAAATATACGTTATGGCAGAAACATTCGATCAGGCATTTCGCGACCACCAAAACCGCGAAGCCGAATTGCAGGAACTTGAGGACGCAGAACGCGCCAAAGAAGTGCAACGGCAAATTGCAATCCTTGAGCCGTTCCATTCGTGGCTTGCTAGTGAGTTTCCTAAAACTCCGATTGGCAGCAAGATCAAACACGACTACACCAACGCTTTTTTCGAGTTCGGTGAATACTACGTTGGCGTAAGTGGTGACGAATGCGTCACAGATGCCGCCGATGGGATTGTAGAATGGATTTACCAACGCTTTTT